CCTTCACCAATACCAATACCGTGCGCATTACTGCCTGCTCTATTTGCACCCGTATCCCAATCTGTCTCAGATGGGTACTCAAGTGCTCTGGCTGCTACTACATCTAACTGTACAAAATAAGGTACTAACATATATTTACTCCAAACGGTTAAAACTCAGGGCTACCGAAGTAGCCCCTACAACCCCTACGACAAGGTTAAAAAACTAACCTATACGCCTACTGCGTCATAACGACCTTGGAACTGTCTACCAGAACAAGTCATATTGCCCGCCCAACCAAGAATCTGCACTTCTGCGTCTTGGTTAGTTGAGTAACGACGGTTAGGAGATAGACTTACCATGTTACGGTCTGCATGTGGACGGTAGTGCATGTACTTGGTGTTCAAGAAGAAGGCTGTGCCTGCTGGCGCACCTGAACCTGAGTTACCGTTGTAGATACCACCATCCAAACAAACGTCAGCGTCCATGAACTTAACAGTTGCGAAACCCGCATCCGCTGATTCAGTGTTGCTGAAACGCTGTTGAGCTTGTAAAGAAGCTATGTAAGCATTCCATACAGTCGTGTCGGTCATAATTAAGTCAGGGCGATCTTGACCGCGAACCAATGAAGCCCAAAGCTCATTCCAGAAACCTTGGATTTGAGTAGGGTCTAAGCCGTCAAGTGCTGTGTTGTCGCTTACCTGGTTCTGCCAGAAAGGGAAAGCTGCCCCATCAATACCACCGTAAGGTGCTGCTGTTGGGTCTAAAGGAATCATGGCTTCTAAACCATCAATCTGCTTACCGCCTGCTGCTGTACCATCTGAGTAGATACCGCCAGTGATCAAGTTAGCCATAGTCGCTTCTGCAACCTCTAAACGAGATTCCATCAAGTCGATCATGCGTTCTTTACCTGAGTTTTTCAGCATTTCTAAACCAGAAATGATGACAGGTACGGCTGCTTGTTTGTAATCGAAGGTTGCTGCACTGATTACATCACTAACGCCAACTGGCAATAGATCGTAACCTGAATACCAACCAGCGTTGGTGTTTTCAGCAAAAGAGAGTTCTTGCATGATGTATTCGCCACCAGACACAGTTTTAATGCGTCCTTTCTTCTTCATTTTCATTAGAAGGGCGTTGTTTGAGGTCACGTTATCTGCTATCTTCTTAGTACGAGATGCAATTGTTGTGGCCATGATGTCCGAGATGGATGAGTTAGCAAATGCGATAATAGTTCCTTATACTGTCTATGACAGTTAATGATAGGGTTAATAAAAAGTGTTAATCAGGCCAATATCTAGCTTGAGTTTTCTATAAACCTTTCTCCGAACTATTTGTCTGCTACCGAGGCTGGGACACGTCTTGAAAAGTGTTATGTAATATAACCATAAACCCCTACGATACTGAGGTCAAGTAAAATGAACAGAAAAGATAGAGATGCTAAATACTACCAAGAGAACAAAGAGAAGTGCAGAGCTTCACGCAAAGCGTGGTATGAAGCCAACAAAGAAAGGTTAAAGGCTGAGGCTAAAGCTGCGTATGTTCCTACAGGCGGTGTACACGGTCTGCCGCCAGTGACCGAAAAGGTATGTCCTGTATGTAAGGTATTGAAGCCGAGAAGCGGCTACTATAAAAAGCTGAAAACTATCTCACATAAATGTAAAGAGTGTACGAAAGCGGAATCTAAAGAGACATGGCCTAAATACACAGGGCGGTATGGCGCTCGGATAAGTGTGTGGAATAAAGAAAGGTATGCAAACGACCCCCAAGTGCGAGCTAAAGCAAGAGATCACATAAAACGACTACAGGCTCAAACTCCTGCATGGGCAGACATGGACGCTATACGACAAGTCTACGCCCAATGCCCTAAAGGATTCGACGTAGACCACATGATACCGCTAAAAGGTAAGCTTGTGTCGGGTCTTCACGTACACACAAACCTACAGATTTTGCCAATGTCAGTTAACAGAAGCAAAAGTAATAGCTACACTGTGTAGCTATTCGTCTACCCCATCCCATGCTGCTGCTATGGTGTCACGTATAGACTGGTTACCATTAGGTGAGGTAACCCCTACCCGTGGACGGTGCAAACTAGACGCCGCGTTACGCTTACTCTTGATAGAGTTTTGACTGCCTGTTAAGGCTTGTCTCGCTTTGCGTTGCTCTAGTATCTGCGCTATTTGTGGGTTCATCGCACAAGCGCGGTGGTAGGCGTCTTCAAGCGACAGGATTTCACCGTGTTTAGCTCTCATATCGATCAGATCGGCCATATCCATACGCACATCGTTGATAAACTCTGCATTATCTGCGAAAGACTGTACATCGCCCATAGCTTTCTGCTGTGTTTGCTGCTCGGCTTGCCGCTTCTGTTGCTCCATCTGGTCAAAGTACTGGTGCATAGGAGCCATACGCTTATCAAGTAGCGCTTCTAGGTGTGACTCTTGGTTGTTTTCTGGCACCGTACCAGACAGCGCACTATCTAACGTGCCGATGTCTACGCCAAAGTCGCTAATCAGCTCAGATATGATCTGTGCTTTCTGCATGGGGGTGCCCATACGTAAATTAGCCACGGTGCTAAACAGATTTTCTGCTGCTTCTAGTGGTGTATCGCCCGCTACGACGCCTGAAAGGGTCGCACCGTAGGTCTGAGCAATACGGCTAAACGATTCATGCGTTTTACGCGCTTCTGACGTGTTGGCCATTAGCTCTTGCGTCTGCGCTTCACGGGCTTTTATCTTATCTTGCAGGTGCCGCGGTATCTTAGACCAATCTTCACGCTCTTTAGGCGACCAATCTATCGGGGCTTTTGTGCTTCGCTTGTCAGCTAGTGGGTCAGCGCTGTCGTTGCTGTCGCCGCTAACACTACTATCAGTGCTAGCAGTAACACTGTCTGCTTCGCCCGTTTCAGCTCCAAGCGAATTATCCTCATCCGTTCCGCGTGTGCCTTCTGGCTCTCCGCTAGGTTCTGTGCTAGCTGATTCGCTATCAAGGAGTGTGTCTGTTTCATCGGTATCTATTACCTGTGGTGTTTCTTCAAAGTTTTCGCCTGCTTCGTCAAGTGCAGCCGCTAAATCTTCTCTCATGCTTGTTTCCATAATAGCCTCGTCGTAGGGTTAGGTAAATCGTGAAATCGCTTCGTTAATATCTTTGCGACGTGTTTCTTTTAAATATTTCTCGCCTTTGGTGTTACGGGCGTGTGCTTTACGCTCAATATAGCCGTTAGAATAGTCACTTGAGTTAGTTACGCCGTGCTTACGGTTGTGCGCTTCTAGTTGTGACCTAGTCGAGATTATTTGCCCGTCTATTGGTGATTTAAAGTCTTGTAGTGGGTTCATCACCATTGCCGACTTGTTCTCTTTTGGCCTGACGTACTCACTGCGCGGCACAAGTTTACCCGTTTCAGGGTCTTGAATGTAGCCGCCCGACTTAGGCCGTTTGAACTCGCCAAAAATGTTAGAAAAGCTTTGATCGAACTTGTCTTTATCTACGGCTTGCTGCTCAGTTGAGATATGATCTTGGCTCATCCTTTCTTCTCCGCTGGCTTAGGTGCTAGTGCTGCCTGCACTTGATTCTTTTTAATGTCAGCCATAGCACTTGCCGCTATTTCGTCGATCTTATTAGCTGTTTTGCTTTGCTCACTGGCCATATCAATCTGCGCCTCTACCATATCTTTCTGGATCTCACCTTCGACGGTAGCTTGCGTCTGCTGAATGTTGGAGGCAGCTTGCGCCTGCTCCATCAACAAATCAGCCTGTAGTGATACTTGCGTTTCAGCTATTTTAGCTTCTAAGCCTGCTTGAATCTCCGCCATTTTACGAACGTGAGTTTCATGCGCGGTAGCAATATCCGCTTGCATATCAGACTGACGTATAGCTAGAGTAGACTGCGTTTTAGCTTCAATCGCCTGCATAGCCCCTTGCTGTTTCATCTGCTCAAGCTGGCTAGCTGCCTGCGCTTCTGCTTGTGCTGGGTCTGGCTTACCTTCTTGCTCTTCCGCTGCTTTCTGGCTAGCCTCAATCGCTTTGTCGATGACGCCCTCAATCTCGCTAGCGCCTTTAAAGCCTGCCAAGCCCCACTGCAATAGCTGTAGGACAAACGGTTTAGCGGCTGGGTCTGCGTCAATAATACCTTGTGCTGACTGCATGTAGGTAGACACCGCGTTAAGATACTCAGTTCGCTCGTTTTTAACCGCGTTATGGTCAACCATAGCGATTGACTCAGGACGGATAGCCACACGTATACGCGCTTCATCTGGGTTTTTGATCAGCTCTATGGCTGGTGGTACCAACTCTTCATCAACTGAGTACTGCATATTAGCACGCTTAAAAATAGTCTCTGGCGAGAAATGCCTAGAAATTATCTCCGCTTTTATCTGCATGGCGCCGCCAGCGAATAAGGCAAACTGCTCTTGCAGCGCTTGAATCCGCACTGAGCCATACTTAGACTTCTCTTGAGTCTGGCCGACGCCCTCATACTGGTTGTCTAAGCTGCCACGCATCACGTCTGTCATACCAGTCGTTTGCTGTAGTAGCTGAATAGTGTTGTCGCGCTGACCAACTAGCTCACGCAGAGCGTTGGTGACTGCCTCAATAGGCACCCAGTCTATCTGCCCTGCTACGCCGCCGTTCTCACCAAATAGCGCCCAGTTCTCCACAGGTATTAGCTGGTTGTCCATCCCATCAAACATTTGCGCTATGTTAGCCGCTGCGGAGTTGTACACGCCCACTGCTTTCACCGCCTCAGTTAAGGTGGTTATGCGGGTCTGTAGTCCGTCAATCTCGTTGTACAAATCTTCTGCTAACGTGTAGTCAGGAGTAGGCGTGTACAAGCTGGTTGTTGGGTTAGCCAATAGAAATGGTGGTACTGGCCAAAAATTAGACAGCTCAAGTAAATCGGGCTTCTCTTCTAGCTGTTCTTTATGCCCTTTGGTTATCCAATGGACGGTGCGAGTCTCTTTGCACCATATTTCCCATACCTCGGCTCTAAGCCAAGCTGAGTCGTTTTCTTCGGGGTCTTCTACGCCCTCGTCACCTGTCTGGCGAGTCTGTTTCTTAAAGTCCATGTTCTCTGCGGCTGCCTCACCCCAGCGCTCAGTGGCCTCGTCCTCAGTCATGTAGCTTCTAAACGCTATCCACGGCATGTCAGCCCATGTTCTACACCAGCCCCATAGAATGTCACCCCAGTAGTAGTAGTCAATAGGCGCGTCCTCAAACACCACCTTCTCTTCCATCATAGGTAGGCCGTCCTCGCCCACCATAGGCTGGCCGAACTCGTCCATCACGGGGACTTCTTCTGTCTCGACCACATATCTAGCCTTAACACAGCCTAAGCCGCCTAGTAAGCGGTCTTGCAGTGCAGCCTTAAACACCGCGTCTGTCTCAGCGCTGCGCTCAGACACGTCAATGTTAAGCAGTCGCTCGATCATTTCAGCGGCCACACGGCCGACGTCGTCATTAGCCTGCGCGTAGCGCCTACTCACGTCAATTTTAGGGGTGTTACCGTACAGCATGTCACTTAAGGTAGTGACGTTAGAATGAAACAGGTTAAGTCTAAACAACGAGTCCTCTGTCTGGCTTGCGGGGTTTTTGCCAATATAGTTATTGACGATCTTATCGCTCCGCTTCCACCAACTCTTTCGGGCTTTCTCGCTCGTTTGGAGTTCAGCCGACCAATAGTCATACTTCTCTTTTGGCGTCTGGGCTTCGCTGCTTTCAATTTCGTCTGTCATCACATTCTTCTACTCAAGGTGGAGGTACGTTTCTTAGCCTTTTCGTTAGCTGAAAACAAATCGTTAAGGCTGTAGTCATGTAGTTGTGGACTATCGATGCTATCATGTGGTGAGGGCGCGAGCAAAAACTTCTTTTTAGCCATTATCGCCATATAACGAAATGCGTCTGCACTGTCGGAACTATAGTCGTGTAACGGGGTCTTCATAAAGCACTGGTTAATCTCGTCCCACTTCTTACGATACACCCGTAAACACTCAACGCCATAGTAGCAGCGCTCGGCGTCAAAATTAGTGTATTTTAGTAGCTGACGGGCGGCCTCTATGCCGTCTTCTATACTCAGCTTAGGCACAATGTTGACCTGCGTATCTGTAGCCTGAAAGCCGTCCACGAACTGTTCTAAGGCCGATTTGTTGGTGCTGAACGTCATAGCCTTGGCATCGTGGGGTAGATGGATTCGCTCATAGTCGTAGGGCTTTTCTTTGAGCATATCTATATAGTGCTTAGCTTGCTCACCATTATTAGTATAAAAGTCGATGACGTTAATACCATAGGGTGTTTCTTGCCAGAACCAGGCTACCGTATTATCACCGCGCCCAATATCAAACGCCACCTGCACCTTACGGTTATGGTCCCAATGCACCTCACCGTTGATCTTACCGTCTTGCTCAAGCTGGTTTATCTGAGCCGCATAATAGGTGCCTACCAACTCAGCAGAGAAGTCGTTTTGGAACTCCTGGTTAAATTTCGCGTCACTAATCGAGCGTTTTATGCGCGCTATCTCGTCTGGGGGGATTACGTTGGTGTCATACACCTTTAAATCGGCAAAAAACCAGTCATCTGACTCCCTGGCTTCTTCATACTTAGCAAAAAACTGATTCAGGCGGCCATACGCGGTGCCAATGATCACCAACCACCCATTACGGTCAAGTAAACAAGGCAAAATGACTGCTTCTAGCAGATCAGGACGGCACTGGGCAAACTCATCCAATACACACCCATCTAAATATAGACCACGCAGCGCGTTGACGTTATCACTACCTGAAAGCCAGATTTTAGCCCCGTTAGGGAGCGTTACCGCCAGCTCACTCACCTTTATATCAGTCGCCAGCCCTTGAGTCATTGAAATGAGATACTGCCACGCTACCGCTTTGGCCTGTGATCTGAATGGGCACACGTACACAAACTGAGCGTTCGTCTTCTTCGTTAGCGTCGCCCGTAGGACAAGTTCTGCAATACACGCCACCGTCTTACCATACCGGCGGTGACATATAAGGAAGGCATTACGCTCGTGTCTTGAGTGAAACGCCTCCATTTCGGGGCGTGGGGTGTACGGCAGCTCCCACAGGTCACTATTGGCAGCATTTTTAGCGCCTGGGTGATCAAAAAAGTTGTGAAAATCGCTCTGGTTGTCGAAACTACCATAAATAGACTGATGAACCGCTTTGGCTACCGTTGTCATAGGCTATTCTTGCTCCCAGAACTCTAAATGCAAGAGGGCAGAGTAGCTGACCATGTTGTTCTTCTCTTGAGCCGAGGTGTATTCTATCTCACGCAGGTAGTACTTAACGGGCTGCGGCGGGGCTGCTAGGCTGGCCAAATAGTCGTTTATGTCGGCCTGTAATGCGTTGGGGTTGGTTGACTCAAAGATTCTGACCTGTGGGGCGTAGTTCAGTTGCGCCTGTTGGGGGCGCATTGGGTTATCTGTCGCAGGTTCTAAAAAGTTTGATGTTGTCATTGTTATTACCCGTCTAGTGGTGAAGCTAAATTTTGGTTTATCTGTACATTAATTGTACCACTATTACCTGCAGTTATCTCGCCAAGGCTTTTTAACGCAGGGTCCATCTTATTTAGTGTCTCAATCGCACCGATTGACGTCTTAGGCGCCAACAACTCATTACGCTTAGCAATACGCCACAACATATTAAGGCGTTGGGCTTGACGCGGGCCACTTAGCGCGTCTTGATAGAAAGCCAGAAGGGAAAGCAGCTTTTGACCGGGCTGGGACTTAACGTGTTTACTTGCCCACTGGGGGGTGTGCTTCAGCGCTTCACCAATCTCTATAAAGGTGCTACCACGGTGGTACATCTTAACCGCTGTTACGATCTGCGGTTTCATACTTTTACCGTGCGCCACGATAGCCAACTGCACTTTCTGTAAGTAGGCTATATAGGTATCAGCCGAGGGGTTACTTTCGTCGTCTGCCAAACCGGTTGGTATGTGCGACGGCTCGTATTGTATCAGTGCGGAATTTGTCATGTGGTAATGCTAACACACAAAAGTGTTGCAGAAGAAGTTTTTTGTCGGGGGCTAAAAAATGGATATCGCATCAAGGAAGTACCCGTTACACGTTCTACGTGCTTTAAGTTTTGGTGGTGGTCGATTAATACAGTTATGGACGGAAGTACTCAGCATACCTGTTTTTCTATAATCCCTCACACCAAACATAACGAAACCCACACTAGTACCGAAATGTGCAGGTGTTGCTTGTACTGCATACTCTAGCTGCGCTTGGATGTACTCTTCCCCTACACTCTTATTCAACCCCATTGCTATTGCGTGGGCTATATTCTCTTTACGTGTGACCCACTCAAGGTTGCTAATGTTGTTGTCTGTCTTAATCCCATTTATGTGGTTAACTTCTGGTGCGTTGTTAGGGTTAGGAATAAAAGCCAAAGCCACTAGGCGGTGGACTACGTGGGTTTTACTTTTACGTTGGGGGTACAGCAAACTCACTTGAGGATACTTATTGACTGTTAGGCGCAATACTTGTTTGGTTTTTGCGTTACGCACCTCTCCTTTGTCTGACACCTCATATTTTTCGTTTAGCGTTACAGTTTTCCACATTTTAGTTGCCTCTCTTGTTGGTGGACTACAGTGTACCCTGTTATGGGTGTTCACACAAACGGAAAATAGTGGTTATCTGTTGGGCAGTCCAGACCAAGTACAAGCCGCCGAGTTTAAACCGAAGGCCACCCTTAGTGTTCCACAGCGAATCAGTTAAGCATCAACGCCAAACCAAGGGTACCCGGTTCGCAGCGTCGTGCTCTGCTCTGCGCAGCGTCGTGCTCTGCTCAGTTGCGCAGCGTAGCGCTCTGCTCTGCGCAGCGTCGTGCTCTGCTCAGTTGCGCAGCGTCGTGCTCTGCTCAGTTGCGCAGCGTCGTGCTCTGCTCTGCGCAGAGACGTGCTCTGCTCTGCGCAGCGTCGTGCTCTGCTCTGCGCAGAGACGTGCTCTGCTCTAAAATGCGCAGCTTGCCGCTCTGCGCAGCGTCGTGCTCTGCTGTGTTGCAGAATAAATTTTTAGCTTATTTACAGCTAAAAGGCCGTTTTTACCAGAAAACACAGTAAAACAGCAAAACCCCCAAAAAACCGCTTCAAAAGTGGTAACCGCAACAAGTGAGTCATACCAACGGTTTCAGAGCATAAATAAAAAGGTTCCCGGTTACCACTTTACTTTAAGTCGCAGCCAGCATGTATTTAGAAATAGTCATATCTGGCCAAACGCTAAAAAACCGTATATTTCACTACTTTATATATATATTTTATTAGTAATAAGTGGGAACTGGGAACTACACCCCAAAACCCCTTGTTCTGTGCGGCCTCCAGCGGTTCCCACACTTGAAAAACAAAGTGGGAACTGCTGGTTACCCTGGGAACCCCAAAAATAAATGCTTAAATACAACAAATAAGTGTTGCAATGTTATTGCTTTTGTATATACTAGCCGGCAACACAAACAAACAAGGATTAAACATTATGTTATACGCCCACTACTTTAAAGCTGGCAAAACCCACCACATAACCCTAAGCGATTCGCCCCGCCCCGTTGGTAAGAGCTTCGCCTTTTCATCTAAGACATTGGCTAAGCAATTCGCTAAAGACAACAAAGCAACACCCTACAACTACTAAACCATTAACGCGCCCACCAGGGCGCACCATTAAACAAGGATAACCAGACCATGAAAAACAAACTAGAAAGACTCCTACGTGCAGCAAGGCAGCAAGCATTCGAGCGCGATACGTTACATATCATTAAGTATTTAAAGCTCAAGTTAGAGAAGTATGATGATAGGGCACCAAACCAACATAATTACTTAAACTAAAAAGGATAAACAAACCATGACATATTCAGTTAAAAAGACTAACGGCAAAATGAAAGGTGAACGTGTACGAGTTAAAGTTTTTAAAGAGGCGCAACTAATGCACGAATTTTTAAACAAGCAAACCAACAACAACTGGCAGATTAACAACCAACTAGGCATATTTAAGTCACTACCCCATAAAGCCGGGTTATACGCTTATGCTGGCGGGCAGTGGCATAATGTAAAAAGCTTAGACTCAACCATACTAGCTCACATTTAACCAAACCAACGCGCCCGCCAGGGCGCAACACAAACAAGGATAAACAGACCATGACAATCCACACAAGCGAATCATTAAGAGCCCAAGATACCGAGCTAGAAAACTATCATTATCAACTGGAAGACGGCGAGAAGTACCGGTTAACAGAAAGCGAATTAGGTTGGTTAGCTTTTGTGACTGGTAAATATTCAATAGCGGACCACATCCGCGACAACCTGGAAGATGGTGTTTACACTGTAGATACACATGACATGTCACAAGCGCTACACGACGACGGCATACCACACAAAGCGGTTTGTTTATCTGACGACACTACGCTTCAGGCTATATTCTTTTACTCAAGTAGCGAAATAGAATAATAAACTAAAATAGTTGTTGCATTAACTTGCAACACCTATATACTTCACGGCAACACAAACACAAACACAAACTAAACAAGGATTAAACAACATGACAAACACATTAAACTCAGAACTGGCAAGCCATATATTAGACCGTATTAATGATGGTGTAATAACAGATGATAATATGGATGATCTACACTTTCATTGCTTTAATGAAGACTACTACATCATTGGGTATTACAATGCAGAACAATGGATTAAAGATTATTTTGACAGTACATTTGAAGCTATCAACATTGTAAAAGAATATGAAGTTGACACCTTCGGTGAGATGAATACAGACATAAACAGTGAATCGATCGCTAACATGCTGGCATACATCAAAGGTGAGGAGTTAATAGCAGAGCTGGGTTTGTATGACGTTACAGCTTGTGAAGCGCACGAGATATTAACCGAATACTTAAGCGAAGAAGCGTAACACCATGACGCCGTTTATCATTGCTATCATTGCCAGCGCACTAACAAGCCTGGTAATGACTGAATTGACCATGAATAAGAACCACTAAACCAAACCCAAACCCAAAAACAAGGATTAAACACCATGACAAACACATTAAACAACATTGCAACATTAGCCGCTAAAGATCGCGTGTTTAACAACGGCAAAAAACCAACCAAGCCAGCCGTTTATGGTTTAGTTGAGGAACTTATAGCATCCGGGCTTGCGCCTACTGAGTACCAACTAGCGACGCTTTATGGGTACTTTATCCCGGCCTTACCTGCTAAACCTAAAACAGCGGCGCAATGGGTACAAAAAGCTGTACCCTCTAAGGACGTTAGATACTACTTGAACAACGCCAACGTGTTAGCAGGCAAGTTACGCGGCACGGACGGCCACCGGCTACACATTGCGCCAACTGATTTAGTTGACGGCTACTACGACAAAGCCGGTAACCTGGTAGAAGTAGATGGTAGGTATCCAGACATTGACCGTGTTATCCCTAACGGTCCAAACCGCATAGAAGTGAAGTTTAACGCTATTACTGATTTTTATACCGGTGTACACAAGTACAACACGCAAACGACTGAAGTACTAATACTACGTGAAGCCATAACAAACGACGACGGCGTCGCGACGCAAACAGCTTGTGAAGTCAACAAAAAGTACTTCCAAGACGCCATATCCAACCCGTCGCCAGTAGCGCGCCTTACTTTGCCGCCATTGACTGGCACAGGTGAGAGTGTATTAATAGAATTTGCAGATGGTTCTCTAGCAGTAGTGATGCCATTAAGACAACCTAAAAAGTAAACCAAACCAAACCAAACCACTAAACCAAGAAGAGGCAATACAAATGAAAAATCTATACATAGCACTATTAACATTCGCAGTAGTATTGATGTTTATGCTTAACCATGAGCGCGCAAACGCAAACGGTTTTGACCATGGCTTATGCCACAATCCAAACACAGGTGCGGTAGTTAAGCAAAATAGCTGGGGGCAGTGTCCTAGAGGTTTTGACGAAATTTAACCCCACTAAAACCAACGCGCCCACCCGGGCGCATCACTTAAAAAGGACAAACAGCATGCAAATCACTAAAGAGCTATTCGACCTAATCACAAAAGACGCGAGCCCGGCTAGCACGTTACGCACCGGCTCGCAGTCCAGGGTTACGCGCTACATCACACACGGCCATGTATTGACCGCTAGCTGGACACTAACCGACAATAAAACCGTGTATAACCTATTGGAGCGTTTTTGATGCTAGTACTTACGCGCAGCATGAAAGCCCAAACCATTATCATCGGAGATAACATCCTGCTAACCCTTCAGGGTATAACGCCAGAATACGCACGTTTTACTGTCTCAAGGGCGCAAGGCAGCACAAACGAAATTTACGCCTTACTCGCGGGCCAGGAGGCAGAAATAGCCCCCGGCGTAACCCTTAAGCTGCTAACACTTAAAAAGCATCAAGTACGCATTGGCATAGCCGCACCGCGAAGAGTAGCGGTACACCGTGAAGAGATATATAACAAAATTAAAGCCGGCGTACCCTGCCAACAAGTAAGAACGCCAACGGAGATAATCGACTTGATAGATAAGCCAGTTAAAAAAACCACCATCACCTATAAAGGTAAGAGACGATGATAAGTAAAAAATACTTTGTAATATTCGACGACGACGGCGATACCGTGTACACGTCCAACGCTACCACACGCACCGCTGCCCAGTTGAAAGCAACAGCGGATAACTTCACCGCAATGGACGGCGCTCACAGTGCTAGCATCTTCAGAGGTGAAAAACTAATATGGCGTAAGCCTAACCCGACTGCAACCTGGGAGCAGCAAAAATGATAGACCTAACCATTAAGGCAACACTGTTAACGCACCTGCTAAAAGAGCTTAACGGGCCTGAAATACTGAATTTAAGTTATGTGGTGAAAGACACCGCCGACGATCACCATGAATTTTATTCCAGCCCACTACCTGTTAAAGAGCTAGAAGCTAAACTGAAACACCTAACACACTGGCAAGCATCATCCAAAATAATCATCAAGCAGGTCACAGTGGACCTAGTAAGCAGGGGCAGAAAATGAGCACAGCAACCATAGCAGATATATTTTTAGCAGTAGGCGTATTGGCTGTCTGCATGATAATGATTTGGGAACTTTGGAAGGGTGAATAACAAAACGCTAATGAGCAAGCGCAGCGCAGACTCAATTAGCAAAGTGTTATTAAAGCACACAAAAAACCCGCCTAAGTAGCGGGTTTATTTTTGACTGCCACCCCTGGCTAGTCTTCACCATCAAGCCAATAGTCGTATAGCTCACCAGGGCTATAGCCGTCTAGGTTATCAGTGGTGAAATAGCGTGGCGTATGGGCAACCTTGCCGTCTACCTTTCTTGTCCCTCTGTACCGTCTATACCCCTCAGTAATAAGCGCTTCAGCGATACCATTACGCCCCATTTTATTACCTTGCGCCTCAAGCTGGGCCTTAACCTGCGGCAGTGTTACTGCAACACTACTAAAGCAACCCAGTTGCGCCTCGATCTGTTCACACATCACCTGTGCATAGTCGGACTTGCCAAGCTCGGTCATTTCAAGCGCAGCCTTAGTGACGTAAGGCAAACGCCCTGAGTCAAAGCCGGTCATATCCACGTCATTTATCAGGTGGTGTAAAAGAGCGCTAGCACCCCCGTTATTAAGCCACTGGTGGTATTTGGTGTAGTAGTCTTCTTCTTTTGGTTGAAAAAACGAGTCAAAAACAAAATATCGACGCTCGCCAGGGTCTAGTGCTAGGCAAGCGTGATAGTTTGACATGCCAACAAAGCCCATTGTATCAGCAGCTTGTCTAACCCCTTTGCCTTTAATGTTATAGGTAGTCACGCCGGTGGATGTGCTAGCGGCATAGGTTTTTAGTTTATTGCTAAAACCCCGGTCCTGTGGTCGTTTGATTTCTTGAAAGATTAAAAGTTTACGCCCGTAAAAAACATCACCCCAGCCATTATCTATATCTTCCCCTCTAATATCCGCCGCGCCTTCACTGCCGAATATTTGAGCAATGGGTTTGTATAGTGAGTCTTTACCGTTTCGCAGGCTACCTCGGTGGATAAGCTGCCATTGAGGTTTATTGCCAATGTCTAGAAACAAGTTAGCAAGCCATTGGGTGACAATTAGCCGCTCTTTCTCGTTAGGGACCAGAAAAGCTAGTAGGTCTAACCACGGTTCAACGTCGCCTTTCACTGGGGTTAGGGCCAAACCCTCCCACTCGTTAACGACGCGCTTAGTACCGTTATTGACAAGGCGCTTGGGTGTGGGTTTTATTACGTCGCTGTGCCAGATGAAACCATCAGCGCACATCGTTTCGCGCTCCATCACCATGTTATATAACATGCTGGCTTTCGGGTCGCCTTTGCGCCCCGTGTGTTGTGGTAGGTAAATAGCGTCTAGTGCAGAGGGTGACAACTCGGTGCCGGTCTTTAGCTCGTAATACGTGTTGGTGCTTTTCATAAACACGTAATCTAGTGGGTTCATACCATCAGGGTCTATCGCCGGGGTTAGTAGCTCGTCTATATCTTGGTCACTACCACGCATAGCTAGCGCTGCTTCTTGTAAGTGTTTTAAGCCTGAAGCTTTAATGTCAACCTGGTAGTTATCGTAGTCTTTACTAAAGCCGGGTATTTGCTTGTTAAGTATTTTTACTGCTTCTGGCCCGGTTACCTTCTTGGTGTTTTCATCACCACCACAATGCCCGTGGTGACACATATAATTAACCCGCCCATCAGGTAGTATCTGCACCGCTGCACCGCTGGCGTCTTCGCCTGTGTGGTTCTCTGCATTAACGCAGTCTATTTTTATCCAACCATCAGCGCCGGTACCAGTGACATTAACGTGTTTTAATATTGGGTGGTTTTTTACTATGTGGTTATCGCTGTTTAAGCCTAATGAAGTGCCTTGGTCGTTGTTTTGAGCGTATATGTCAATTGCAAACGCCTTAGCCATTTCATCCATTGAGTATAGGCGATCTGGTTCCCACTCTAGCATCTGGCATTTGAAAGCGTTGCCTTCAGCGTCTAGCCGTTTAGCTTTGGTGTTTGAGCCAGCGGGCAGTCTAACGTACCGCGTAACTCCTTTCATGCCTGGGTCTATGCCTTCAGGTGCTAGCCCTTGCGCCACTAAACCGTCAAGCAAGTTAGTCACCTGGGCGCGAGACTCACACGCCTCGTCTAATATCCACCCCCATTGCTGGGAGCCTGCACTGGTGAGTAGCTTATACGACGGCGGAGGTAGTTTTTCTGCGTTCTCCACCGGCACTTTTTCTGCCACATCATCGGCCACGATAACAAAGCAGGCATCGAACAAGGCTTTACGTCTGCGCGCTTTACCTTCGGCGTCATCAGCAAACAGTGAGATACAAAAGTATTGGTTTTCCGCCGGCGCGAAGTTAGCGAGTCGCTGCTTGGCACTACCGCCGCCCCAACAAGCCGATCTGAATTCTTTAGCTATGTCGCTGGGGTCATTAGAGAAAGAGGTTACGTGTGCGCGGGCGCTTTCATCAGTACCGAACACGGCGTCTAAGAACTCTTGGTTTGTTACTGCATGGGGTAGTTTCTTGTTAGGTTTTGTCATACAATGAAGCCCTCTCTTACGCTTCTGGTTGGTTGTGTGAGACTAAAGGCCGCTGACTTAAACCCCCAGTGGCCTTTTTTATGCCTGGTCGACTACTTTAGCACAGACTTTTCATTTACACCTAACGCCTCTAGGCCGTGCTTCAGTGCGAACACAGATGCGCGGTTTACACTACAGCCTTGTGCTTCAGCAAACGCTTCTACTAGCGCGTAGTCTTCCTGTGATATGTACAGCGCGGTACGCTTCATTTTGCGTACTGGTTCTAACTCAGGGATTATCTTTTTCATCTTGTGGTACTCTTCTTAGTAGTTAATTTAATTACGAAATCGGAGCATAACACAGATGTTAGAGAAAAACATACAAAAGAATATTGTTGCATTCTGTAAAGAACACAGTATTATAGCAGTCAAAGTGGACTCCACTAGTACGAGAGGTTGGCCAGATTTGACTGTTATCACCCCAGACGGCGCAGTCCACTTCGTAGAAATTAAAACAAACACAGGCGTAATGTCGCCGCTACAAGTTCACATACACAAACGACTCAGAGAGCAAAACGCAAATGTCACAACCGTCCGAAGCCTCGAAGACTTCATATCATACCTTAAGCGTAAAACAACAAGCTGTTGTTGATTTTATTGTAAACGGAGATTTAACTTTTCTAGTGGGTACTACAGGTTTCGGTAAAACCTCAGTTGCCTTACACGCTATCAAGCACTACCTAGACAACGGCATGATCACTCAAGCAGTGGTAGCAGCGCCAGCGAATGTCATTAAACAATGGCCGCCAGAAAGCGACAAATGGGGTTTGGCGCTAGATATACAAGCTGCTGTAGGTACGCCAGCTCAACGGTCAGCCATCGTTAAATCAAAACCACAGGTTATAGTTGTTAGCCTACCTAACCTACCTTGGTTATTAGATCACGGCACCGATGCGACTATGGTAGTGATAGATGAAATATCTACTGCCCGCGGCGTGGCAACTAAAAAGTTACATAACAAGAAACACCGAAGCCAATATACCATTCGAGTAGTTATGACAGCGACAATCGTGGCTGAGAATTTTAGGAAGCTGTTTAAGATGGTCAAGGTGTTGGACTCTGGGGTTAGGCTTGGGCGCAGTGAAGATCGGTACCTAAACAAGTATTTCTACCCTACTGATTACAAACAATATAATTGGGAGTTAAACCCAGGCGCAGAGAAAGACATACTAAACGCTATTGACGACATTCTATATAACGTGCCTTCTAACAAAGCGAAAGAGCTGCCACCTATTACTGAAGAGTACAGCTACTTTGATATGCCGGTAAATACACGTAAGCACTACAACCAGATGAAAAAAGATATGGTGTTGGAAGTCGGCAGTGGTGTAGTTGCGGTAAATCGCGCGGTAGCATCAGGGAAATTGAGACAACTCGGTAGCGGGTTTGCAATCACTGAAGATGAACAGGTTGTTGAGTTTGATACAGCTAGGGCAGAAGCAGTCCACAGCTTAGTTAAGCAACACAACAACGACCCAATGGTGATTTTGTACGAATACAACCATCAGCTAGCCCAACTCAGACAGGTGTTAACGAACTACAACGCTGTCTATATTTTCGGTGGTAGCGATAAAGCTGAAGCACTAGCGACGTTTATTGCAGGAGAAGCACAGCTTTTGATCGCCCAGGCACGTACCGTTTCTCACGGCACAAACCACCTTCAGGACGTATGCCACCGACTTACTTTTATGCAGCCTTGTTGGTCGGCAGACCAAAAGATACAAGCGCAAGGCCGACTACACAGGACTGGCCAAACTAAGCCGGTGTTGATAACCACGGTGATGTGCCGCGACAGCATAGACGTATTGGTTGAGAACAGACAAGAAAGCAAAGCAGAAAACATGAAATTATTTTTAGCGCATTTAAAGGAGAACAAGTAATGTTGAACAACGGGCTGAAAAAACCGATTTTTGGTGTAGGAATTAACGATGCTGACTACCCTACCTACTACCAAGATGAAAACAACAAACCAGTGCAATGCAAAATATACTCGCGCTGGTTTGACGTAATACGCCGTAGTCACTCCGCGTTATTTCATGCTAAACACCCCACGTATGTTGGTTGTTCGGTAGCTAAAGAGTGGCTATCTTTTATGGTTTTCCGCACGTGGATGTTGTCCCAAGAATGGGAGGGGTTGCAGCTAGATAAAGACATAAAAGTAAAAGGTAACAAGCATTACGCGCCAGATACTTGTCTATTCGTACCCCATAGCTTAAACACACTGTTTACTGCTAGTGGCGCTACAAAAGGTGAGTACCCCACGGGCGTGACTAGCTATCTACGCAATGGCACTGTCCGATATTGCGCTCGGTTGAGCGTAGAAGGTAAACGTAAAACATTAGGCTACCGTAAAACACCTGAAGCGGCATACGAAGTGTACAAAGCAGCAAAAAACGAGGAAATAAAACGCCAAGCAGAGCTATACCCGCAATGGCAGAAATACATTTTACAACACCAACTAAACTAAACTAAGAGAGAGAAAACTAATGGCCGATATACATTTAGAAATAGGAACGTCGAGCGTACACCGTTTGATCAACTGTCCTGCAAGCTTAACACGCAGCAGGAAAGCACCAAAAGCCTCCAGCGGCAGCGCAGCTACCGAAGGGAGTTTGCTTCATCTAGTGATGGAGAAGCTGTACGCTGACGATATTGAACCTGAGTCTTTAGTTGGTGAGCTATCCTATGAAGGGCTGACGCTTACACAAGAAATGGTAGATAACCAAGTAGAGCCTGCTATCACGGCAACCGAATCATTGCTTGATCTGGTTGATGCTGACGAATTGATAGTAGAGCAGTTTGTAGAGTATATCCCTAAGTTAGCAGGCGGTACGCTGGATTTAATAGCGGTATCTAGCGATGAAGAAACAGTGTTGTTATCTGACCTAAAATTCGGCTACAACCCTGTTAGCCCTCAAGAAAACAGCCAGATATTAATGGCGGCATTGTGCGCACGTACCGACCCAGCAACCGCCGATGTCTTTAAGAAAGCTGACCTGTTTATTGGCGCTATCGTGCAGCCAAAAGTAAACGGCGATAAGCCGTTAACTTGGGAGTTTGTTAGTTCAGATATTGACGACTTTGAAGACGATCTCGAAGATGCAATGGCGTTAGCAGAAGGAGAAACACCACCGGCTAAAGCAGGTGATCACTGTCACTATTGCCCAGCAGCACCGACGTGTGAAACCAAAATAATGCAAGGCCGTAGTGCACTGGTCATAGACCCGCTAGTGGCCGCTACTATGTCTGAGGCTATGAGTATGGTAGACCAGTTAGAGAAATGGTGTAAGGCGGTTAAGTCAGCTACCCATGCGTCACTGGAACACGGCGGTGAGGTTGAGGGCTGGAAGCTAGTGCAGAAACGGGCTACCAGGCAATGGACCGATGAAGAAGCGGTGGTGGATATGGTACGCAAAGCCAAGAAAATTAAGATGGAAGATGCGTTCAGTATGAAGCTGTTAAGCGTGGCGCAGTTAGAGAAAGTCGTCAAAGCTAAGAAGCTGCCATTCGATAAATATGCTTTGCATGTAGCGTCTGTTAGCACCGGCACTACGCTTGCACCAGAGTCAGATAAACGACCTGCCGTTGGTAGAGATATTATCCCACAAAATATGTTGCAACTTATTGAATAAACCTGTTACACTTCTTTTCCCTGCTGAGAAAGGCGGGGAACACAAACCACAAACACAAACTAAGAGTAAAAATTATGTCTAAATTTCCAGTAACAGCAAACACCACAGCAGCAATCGAAGACTTCGCAGGTTTAGCTACACAAAATCGTGTACCTGAAGCAGGCGGAGCTGTCGGCGGCTATCTCAAATTCTCTGGTAAAACAGGGCGTTGGGAGATGGGTAAAGAAGGTGAGGACTTTGAAGGGGTAAACCTTTTCATTAACGTACTAGAATCGCAGCATGGTTTTGTGCGGTGGGGTACTAAGCCACCCGCTAAGGCGCACACCAAAATCACCCAAGCACTACCGCAGCCACCTGCACCGTTTGACGGCGTTGATGAAAACGGCGCAGCAAAAACCCACTACGGCCAAGCGTCGCGTATTATCACAGGCGTTACGTTTGATGATGATGAAGACGGCGTTATCTTTGAAGTCGGCTCGATGGGCGGTGTTGAACGTGTTGATGAACTACTTAACCAGGTAATGGCTAAAGCCGCTGGTTCAACGTATTTCTTCCCTGTTGTGAAGCTAGCGCACGACTTCTACACCCGTTCTACAGGTAAGGTTTACAAGCCTGTGTTCGAGATCGTTGAATGGCGTAATGTCGATGGTGACCTTGAAGGTGAAGCACCTAAGCAAGTAGCAGCGCCAGTTGAGGCTGTAGAAGAAGAAGCACCAGTAGAAGAAGCACCAGTTAAAAAACGTCGTCGTTCGCGCGCGTAATAACAACAACTTAACTGAAACTAAGCCACCCCTGTAATGGGGGTGTGCTTTCTGCTGGAAGAATTACATGAACCAAACGCTCTGGTTAGATTACGAGACAACAAGCAAAGCTGACTTAGGCACTAATGGTCTACAGCGTTACGTTGAAGACCCCACCACCGAAGTGTTATGCCTTGGTTACGCCTTTGGCGACGACGAGCCTGAATGCTGGTTTCCTGAAGACAGCCACTTCCCTGGTGTTATAGTGGATCACATTAAACGTGGCGGCATTATGGTTGCGCACAACGCAACATTTGACCGTTTAATAACTGAGTACGTGCTGACTAACGACTTCAACACCCCACCTACTAAGCTTGAGCAGTGGCACTGTAGCGCTGCTAGAGCAATGGCGCATGGCCTACCCGGTAAACTAGAGCTAGCCTGTAAAGCTACCGGGCTGCCGATACAAAAACAAAAAGAAGGTTTGCGACTGATCAATAAGTACTCAAAGCATGGCCGCGTACCTTATGAAGACGACGACAAGGCGTTAATGGCTGACTACTGTAAGACTGACGTGGCAGCAATGCGCCAGCTATGTTCTATCCTGCGTGAACTATCGGATGACGAGTGGGCAGAATACCACCGTAATGAGCGCCTTAACGAGTTCGGCGTACCGGTAGATATTGAGTTCGCTACCGCAGCGCTTAACTACGCTGACGACGTTAAAGCTGAGGCTGACGGCAACATATTGCGACTAACCGGTGGCGTGGTGAAGACAGCCAGGGCACGTAAAGCGCGTGACAAGTGGTTGTTTGAGCGCATTACTGATAAGCAAAAAGAGCTACTGGCCGTATGGAAAGACAAGGTTAAGAAATACTCTTTCGACCAAGAGCGCCGCGCTAACCTGTTAGCCGCGCCAGACTTAGACCCAGACGTTGAAGAGTTGATTAACTTCACCGATGACGCAGGTGGTTCATCCACCAGTAAATATTCTGCTATGGCCAACACTCATGTCAATGGCAGGGTGCATGGTGCTATTACATGGCATGGCGCAGGCACCGGCCGCGCAGCGAGTAAGGGGCTTCAACTGCATAACTTTCCGCGCGACGCCTATGACGACCCTGAACCCCTAATCCAAGACGTACTAGACGACTATGAGCTGGACCACCCAGCCAGTACGCTATCTAAACTATTACGGGCGGCGATTACCTCACCTAAAGGCATAAGCTTTGGTGACTGGTCTGCCATTGAGGGGCGGGTTTGCCCGTGGTTATCTGATGACCCTAGAGCTGAGAAAGTACTAGACGTGTTTCGAGTAGACCACCCCGATACGTGCAAGTGCGAAAAGTGTGACCTATACATAGCCACAGCCGACAGCATGGGGTTGGATGACAGGCAAGCAGGTAAAGTATCCGCGCTGTCTTTGCAGTTCGCCGGCGGCGCTGGTGCCTTGCAGCGTATGGCTAAGAAGTACGGCCAAGTCTACACCGATGAAGAGGCCGAACACTACAAGACGTTATGGCGTAGTGGTAACAAGTGGTGCGTGGACTTCTGGTGGAAACTACACCGCGCTGCTAATGACGCCTACCACAACCCAGGGCAAGAGTTTTTTGCTGGTAAGATAAGCTACCTGTATGACGGCGGTGATTGGTTGTGGTGCCTTAGACCTTCTGGTGCGTTTCAGGCTTACTTTCAGCCTAAGATCGAGCTGGTGGATTACCCGTGGGAAGAACAAGGCTACGAGCTAACCGCGTTAGCTGGTTCATCCTTACCCAAAGCAGGCAAGCCGTGGCCGCGTAGAACCTTAACGCCTGGTATATTGATTGAGAATGTAACACAAGGCGCAGCCGGTGATCTACTGCGTAACTGTATGATGCAAGCCCCTGAAGACTTACCTTTGATCTTCACCTGTCACGATGAAATTATAGCAGAGGGTGACCACCAGGTCGAGCTTAAAAGACTAATGGAAACGCTGCCCGACTGGGCTGAAGGTCTGCCAATTGCAGCAGGCATTGAGTATAAAAAGAGGTACGGAAAATGAAAACGCTAGAAGTACTACCCGTGTACACGCCTGAGCAGTGTGATCGACTCGCCAAACACGTAATAAAACAGTCACCCTATATGATCAAACGCGGCGAGGGTTTTTACACTCTTGGCGCGTCCACCTATCTTGACGACCCGATGCACTACGAGGGCATAGCGGCTAACACCAATAGGCTGCTGAAAGAGCGGTTTAGCGGTATGCTAGTAGCAGTGGGCGACACGCTATCTAAGCATTTTAAAACGCCAGTAATCCACAGCCACAGGCTAGCCGTGGCAGGCTTTCACATATTCGATAGCGCCTCAGCAGGGCTTGAAGGCTCTGTGCATATTGACGAGCCGTATGACCGTATTAACTGGCAGGGCGTGTGCTGGAATAGACCGTTCAGCTTCACTGTGCCAATTCAACTGCCGACGCTAGGCGGTGGGTTAGACTACTGGCCAAACGTCACAGACGAGGAAATGGAGGCGTATCAGCGTGAAGGCGTACTGCCACCGTTTGAGTATCTGGCGTATGACGTGGGCAATATGTATTTGCACGACGGCCACACGCCACACCGAATATCTAACCGTCACCCAGTACCAGCGGGTGAGTTCCGTATTTCAATCCAAGGCCACGGTGTACACACCGCCGATGGTATAGTTATTTACTTTTAAAGAGGTGATTTATGTGTATTGGACTTAACGAGCATTTTGCCCAACAATACCGCGCCCTTATGTGGGCGCTAGGGAGTTTTACAGGGCCGCTAAGAGAAGTGGAAATGGGGTTTGTAATCAAGTGGAACGAGCAATGATACAGATTAAACTGAAAGACCAAGTAATAGCCGAGTTTACCGAGCGTGAACACGCGGCGTTGAAAGGCAAGCAACTGAAATTCACTGGCAAGTCTAGGCGCTGGGCGACTAACCCGTGGTCAAAGTTTGAGTACTACTGCACGATAGAAAACGTGCAAGAGCGCTTAGATCAGTTACCAGAGGGGCTATATGATGATATGACGCTGGAACTCATGTAGTCAGTTTGCCGTGAGCTATTATTCGTCCTGCTCCATGCCATACATCATATTAGCACGCATCAATTCCAATTCATTTTTAAGCGTCTGGATCTCCATTTCATAAAGCCTTGAGCAATCGAGGCGTTTTGGTGCGCCGATCTGATAAACCACTCGGCCGTATATTGCGCCTGTATCCGCGTCTGATTTGTAGCCGTTGTTTATGTCGCTAAAATAATCCTGACCTGAGCTGCTGTCCTCTGCGATTACACCCATCTCGACACTTAGGTTTGAACCAAGAGCCTGACGGCAAGTTGTACCGCTGCTGGTTCTAATTTCGTCATAATTATATGACTGCTGGCTGACTGGTACATTAACAACAACGGCGTTAGCTACCATTGGTAGTAACAAAAATAGGCTAATAATTACGCGCATACGCTCTAACTCCTGTGCAGACACGAGTGGCTAATGCCATTTCAGTCTTGCCTGATTTAAGGGGTATTGCTTTGGTGCATACATAAAAACGATTTTTAGGAACGTCTTTAATAAATATGGTTAATACTCTAGTGCCGTTTGGTTGCAGTCTAAACTTGGTAACATTAGCCGAACCATCAAGCTTAGTTGTGAAAGTCCTGTCGGTAAACAGCTCAACTTCAAATGCTGCACGACGGCTAAATCTGTTAACCGCAGTTAAGCGAAAGCTAGTCTTATTTTCATAAGACCAGACGTTCAAACGCGCTGGCTCTAGCGAATGCGAAAACGCACCGCTAGAAACTAGGGCTAGTACAGCCCCTAGTATTAAGGAGTTACGCACGTAATTACCTGAGTCAAAACGTAAGTTCCCGCCGTTGCTACAGCGTCTAAAGTACCTGCGGTCAAAGCAACCGAGACAGTATCGACACCAGCATTGGTAAGCGTTGCAGGTAAAGTAATGCCTGCGTTGTCGCCAGTAACGGTAGGCGTAGCGGTAATGCTCGTTATGCCTTCGCCATTAGGTGCTGTTGTTAACGTAGATGAACCAACTGATAAATCGTAAGCCGCTGGGTCATTGTTAGTCACTTGAATAGTACCTGCGGTTGCAGATGATATTGAGGTGCCTGAGATCGTTAACGTACCTGCGCTTGCCGAAGTGAATGAGCAACTTGAAGCCACGGTGCCGCTAAAAATTATATTGCCGTCAACTGCATGCGCTGGGATTGAGAACAAACCCATCAAACTAAATAATGCTACTAATAAAATTTTCATATCTATTTCTCCAAAAGTTAAATACAACTCACAGGCAAAGACGCCTGATATAG